GCGGTGGTGAACATCGACCCCAGCGGCAGCCAGATCATGGCGAACTGGAAGAGCTGCAAGCAGATCCGCAGTCTGGCGATCGCCAACGCGATATTCGATTTCTCCTACCGCTGGACGATCTACATCGCCGCCATGTGTCGAGACGAGCGCGGCGCCGAGTACATCAAGTCGGTGGAGATCTCGCCCGAGGGCATCTACAAGGTCGAGCGCCTTACCGACGCCATCGAGCATTACTACCTGGAACTGCGAAACAGTGCGAACCCGACCCATCTGGTCGCATCAGGCTGGATCGCCATCCCGGACGATGTTTCGATGGATGAAGCCCAAGCCGCGAAGCTGTTCTACGCCGCCGGCGCCTGGCATCAGGTGAAGGTCGCAGCGTGAGACGTTCCAGACCCCAACAACGCAAACGACGGACCTGGCTGGACTTGCCGGCCAGCGGAATTGAAGAGGTAGGCCATGGCCGAGGAAAAGGAACTGACGGAGGAAGCCAAGAAGCAGCGCAGGAAGCGCGAGAAGGCTGCAGCAAAGGACGCTGCATTGGGCGTCGAGAAGTTTACGGTTGAGGTCGCCGGGGTGTTCAAGCCTGACCTGAAGGCGGTGATGAAGGCCCACGGCATCAACAACCAGCAGGACATTCACCAGCGGCTGCTGAAGAACCTGATCCAGGCCGATTTCGAGACGCAGGCTCGCATGCTGCAATGTGTCACGACACCTTACGAGCCGAGCGCAAGAGTGTTGCGACAATTTAGGACCGCTACCCGGGAATATCTTACCCAGCACCCCGGAGAATCTGAGGACGAAGTAATCGAGCCGAGTTCGATTACGCCTCTTTAGATCCCAACCGCTCTCCCATCAACACCGAGTTATAGGCGTCCTGAAGTTCGATGCTCGCGCGGGAAAGCGCTTTTCCTGACAAGTCGCGAGGATAGCTATCTGTCATGGGAAGTGCGCAATCAACAAGATTACGAAGGTCGTAACCCTGTTTTTTTGAAGCGATCATGAGGGACATGAGGGCGGTTTGGAGCGCTGTTTCACGAGCAGTGGCCATTTCTTTCTCCCTTTTAGCATCGCGCCGAAGAGGGAAAAATTAACCTATCGGTCATCAACATGCCATCAGCTCGTGACTCCGCCGATCGTAAAAGCAGATTCGGGCGCATCGACGGCAGCGGCGCAGGCGTCACCGAAAGCTCGGTTCTTCGAATAGTCGGTGGTTCAACTCCATGTAGCTGGCAAGGTCGATCACCTCTCGTAGAAAAACGACCACCTCCAGCTTCACCGCATCATCCGGCAGCCCTATCCGTTTCAGCATCGCTTTAGCGTCTTCTTCGATAGCCGCCAGCGCATCGACATCGCTCTGCAACCTCATGTCGGCCTCCTGCCAGTGTGAGATTGCAGATAAATACCCCACTTCTACGAATCACGCCAGCCGGCGAGGATCCCCTATGCCACCTACTCACCAGATTCTGGTCGGCGACTGCATTGAGATGATGCGGACGCTGCCAGAAAACAGCATCGACAGCGTGGTGACGGATCCACCCTACGGAATCCGCTTCATGGGAAAAAGCTGGGACGGCAAGGATATTGAAGACCGCGCCGCCTACCGGGCTAGCATGCCCTCGCACGCTTCTGCCTGTGGTCCGAACGGTGGTCACCGCTCGATCGCGGCTGAGGCTGGTAAATACGACCTGACGCCGGCGGCGATGCTCGCGTTTCAGGCTTTCACTCTGGAATGGGCTACCGAATGCCTGCGGGTGCTGAAGCCTGGTGGGCACCTGCTCTCGTTCGCCGCTGCCCGCACCTACCACCACATGGCTGTCGGTATCGAGATGGCCGGCTTCGAGATCCGCGACCAGATCATGTGGGTGTTCGGCTCGGGCTTCCCGAAGTCGCACAACCTTAAGGGCGAGCACGACGGCAAGGGCACCGCGCTCAAGCCTGCTCATGAGCCGATCTGCATGGCTCGAAAGCCCTTCAACGGTACTGTCGCGGACAACGTTGACCTTCACGGCACTGGCGCGCTGAACATTGACGCCTGCCGCATCCACGGTGCCGACGCCAAGGCCACCGAGTACTCCCAAAAGCGAATGGCTCCCGGCCACGTGGTCAACAACACCGGCGCCTGGAAGCAGGACATGCAGTTCACTGGCGTGTTGAAGGCTGGTCGCTGGCCAGCGAATTTGATTCACGATGGCAGCGCCGGCGTGGTGGCGATGTTCCCCGCGGAGGCCGGTGCATCAGCACGCGTTCGCGGCACAGAGGCAAGCGCCGCAAGTGTCGGCCAGATTACTGGCCAGCGCGATCGAGTCGCTGGTGCGTTTTACGGTGATAGCGGCAGCGCGGCCCGGTTCTTCTACTGTGCCAAGACCAGTCGCACCGATCGGCATGAGGGGTTGATCAACCCTGGTCCGCAGTTCAAGCAGGGAAACACTCTGCGCAAGGTCGAAATGACCGAAACGAAGGGAAACAACCACCCCACGGTCAAGCCTACCGAACTGATGGCCTACCTGCTCCGCTTGGTGACCCCAGCCGGCGGCGTAGCGCTCGATCCATTCATGGGTAGCGGCAGCACCGGCAAGGCTGCGATGCGCGAAGGCTTCCAGTTCATCGGCTGCGAGATCGACGAGTATTACGCGGCGATCGCCCGATCGCGAATCGAGCACGAAATCAACCGCCAGCAAGAACAGCAAGCCGAATCCGACCAGCTCGACCTTTTCGGCACCGCCTGACCCATCCACACCACTCCTAAATGAAACGCTGAATTTACCGGCGAGGATCCTCTATGTCTGCACAACAGAAATTGCCTCAGTTCATCCATGGCCAGCCGAGCATGGGCCTGCCGTTCGAAAAGGAACTGGTGGTTGACCTGTTCGCCGGCGGCGGTGGCGCCAGTACCGGCATCGCCCGGGCATACCGGGAGCCGGACGTGGCGGTGAACCACAATCCAATCGCCTTGGCTGTGCATCGCGCCAACCACCCAACGACAGCGCACTACGTGGCTGACGTGTTCGAGGTTGACCCACGGGAAGCCACGGGCGGACAGCCGGTGGCGATCATTTGGGCATCACCGGATTGTCGTCACCACAGCAAGGCCAAGGGCGGCGCACCGCGCGATCGAGGCGTTCGGGGGTTGGCCTGGGTAGTGATCCGCTGGCTGTTCGTAACGAAGTCGCGCCTGCTCTTCCTCGAAAACGTTGAAGAGTTCTGCGACTGGGGTCCGATCGACGACGACGGCCAGCCGATCAAGTCTGAACGCGGCCGCACCTTCAAAGCGTTCATTGCCGCGATCAGCACCGGCCTGCCCGCTGATCATCCGGACATGCCGGAGATCATCGAGGCGATCGGAGAGTTCGTTCCGGTGGAGGCTCTGGTGCGGGGGCTGGGCTATAACGCTGAGTGGCGGGAGCGCATCGCGGCGAACGCTGGCACCCCGACCATCCGCAAGCGGCTTTATCTGGTGGCTCGCAGCGACGGCAAGCCGATCGTTTGGCCGGCGCCGAAGCGTCACAAGCGTCCAGCGGCAAAACAATTACCGTGGCGCTCGGCGGCAGAGTGCATCGACTGGAGCAACCTCGGCCGCACGATCTTCCGTGACAAACCGATGGCTGAGAACACCATGCGCCGCGTGGCCAAGGGCTGCTGGCGTCATGTCCTGACCAGTGTGAAGCCTTTCATCGTTCCAATGCGCGGCACCTCATCGGCGCACACCAGCACGCACGGTACCGATGAAGCGCTTTCCACGATCAGCGCGGGCGGCACCCATCACGCGCTGGTGCAGCCGGTTGCAGCGCCCTTCCTCACCGAGTGCGCCAACGGATCAGCACAGCGCAACTTTGACGTTCAGGAGCCGCTGCGCACTCAGGTCGCCCAAGTCAAAGGCGGACACTTCGCAATGGCAGCAGCGCATATGACCGCCTTCGGGCAGAACGCCGCGGGCAGCTCACCTGACGATCCAACTCAGACAGTTCTGGCCGGCGCGGCGCGTCACGGCATCGTCACAGCGTTCTTCGAGCAGGCGAATGGTGGCTTCTACAAAGGCGACGGCCGATCGGCCTACGATCCGATATCGACCATCTGCCAATCCGGCGCCAACCAGCGGCTGGTCAACGCCTACCTGGTGAAGTACTACGGAAACGAGAAGGACGGCATTTCGCTCAACGAGCCGATGCACACGCTACCGACGAAAGATCGCGTGGCGGTCGTCGAGACGGTTCAGGTGCCCGACACGCTGACTCCTGAGCAGATGGAAGGTGCCCGACGCTGCGCCGCCTTCATGCACAAATATCTTCCGGAGCATTTCAAAGATCCGGCGGAAATGGTGGTGGTCGGCGGCTACGTGCTGATCGATATCACGCTGCGCATGCTGCAACCGCCTGAACTGAAAGCAGCGCAAGGCTTCGACAAGGACTACATCATTGATAGAGGCCTGTTCGTTGACCCGGTCACCGGCGCCGAAGAATGGCGAGACATCAAGAAAGTCGACCAAGTTCGGTTGATCGGGAACAGCGTCTGTCCAGACGAGGCCGAGGCGTTGGTAGCCGCCAACGCCGCAGACATCATTAAACTGTACCAGAGCCTCGCTGCTTAACCGTAGATCAACACTTTAAACTTCGTCCAGCTATTGATTTATTCATCAACACAATAAATAAATTAATTATTGAGATCAGCAGCGGCCTTACCAGGGCTTCCAAAAGTAACCAAACCATTTAATATCGTACTATCTGAAACATGCACAGTTAATAGACTATCAATCTTACTCTTGGAACCTTCTTGAAGTTTAAATTCCTCGTACCAACAATCTACCGACGAGCAAATGTCTCTGCAAAAAGTCGCAACATCCAACTGCAGAACTCCATTAACGTGGTTGCAATGGCCGCTAGTAGTGGTGAAGTGCATACTAGTTACCACTGATTTCACCTTCTGCCTGGACAAGTCAGCTTCACCTTGGTGAAGCATGGCACATCTAAGTGCGTAGCATGCATCACCGTCCATGAAGACGACTTTCTGCTTTCCAGCTCCAATCAAATGAGTGTATTTATCTCCAACGTTACTATTGAACCACTCGGCATATTTTTTCCCATTTGTCTTATCGTTCTCCGATGCCAACCTAGCGCATATATCCGGCATAGTCAGGGACATAAAGAGCGCCCCATACCAATTGCCAGTCTCAACAGACTTTAAAATAGCATTCGTGAAACGCTGCATTGCTCATCCTTTTTTTCTTTGAACTGAGGACTTGAATGTAACCCAGTTTTTCAAAGAACGCCCACCCCTAAAAATCAGCCGCTATAGCGGCAAGGACGAAGTCATGTCTGAAGAAAAAATAACCTTCGTGAACGGCACGCCTGCCAAGTGCGGTTGCAAGATGGAATTCAGTTCTGGCGGCGGGCACTACTCCGACGTGCTTGACGTAACTCCCTGCGCATCGCACAGCAGAAAGCCGTTCGGGCCGGTCGAGGTCAAGCGAGATGCGGATGGCTGGTGGTATCACCCGAACATCCCGAGCTTTGGCGAAGGCGAAGACCCGGCCCCCTATATTGCCTGGGTCAAGGAACAGGGGCTGGAACTGAAAGGCTGGAACTCTGGCGACGAAATCTACGACCTTCCTGATGAAGATGCCGCATGCACCGCTTGGAATCCCGAGTCGCCCGGGCCGGAGTGGTTCTTGATGGGGATTTTCGACACGGACGACGGCCCCTATGTGCAGTGGGCGCGCCGCGAGGTGCAACCATGAGCCGCAGCGGATACAGCGACGATTGCAGCGGATGGGATCTGATCTGCTGGCGGGGCGCCGTGAAGTCGGCACTGAGTGGGAGGCGCGGCCAAGCGTTCCTCATCGAGTTGCGCGATGCAATGGACGCAATGCCGGAAAAGCGACTGGTCACAGACACGCTCGAGGCCGAAGGCCAGTTCTGCACTCTCGGCGTGCTCGGTGCCAAGCGCGGTCTCGATATGGCGGGAATCGACTCGCATTGCCGAGAAAGCGTTTCGCAGGCCTTCGGTATCGCCGAGGCCATGGCTGCGGAGATCGTTTTCGAAAACGACGAACATCCCGGCCACCCTGAACAGCAGGCCGACGGCTCGTATAAGTGGGTTGCAGAATCACCGGAGCGCCGCTGGCAACGAATGCGTAAGTGGGTCGACTCGAATATCAAGCTGGTGACGCCATGATCACGAAGTGCGCACTCTGCTGCACCCTCTTCTTCTGGCTTCCATTGGTACTGACCATAAAGGCGGTGATCGGATGAGCGACTATTCAAAACTCAAACAATTGGCCGAGGATGCTGATCTGGTCGGGGGGTATATATCCGCCCCAGACTTCGAGGCGATAGGGCTGAATGCAGAGGATGCGGCTTTCGCTGCCGCCGCCACCCCTGCCGTAGTGCTGGCCCTGATCGCCGAGAACCAGCGCCTGCGCGAAGACCGCGACGGCCTCCTCGAAGCGGGAGCAGACCTACTATGATCTTCGCCCCGCTCTACATGGCCTACCTCATCTACAAGGGGCCGTGGCGATGAGAACGGTCACTCGCATCATTGCCGACCCATCGGCCAAATGGGGTTTCCGCAGAGAGCCATCCACTTATGAGGAGGCCGAGAAAATCACCGGCTTTCGTCTGGATCGGCGTTCCAACTTCCTGATCAACCGAGACAACGAGGTCGAGCAGGAGGCGCAGTGCACAATGGAATGCTCAGGCTGTAGCTGCGACTGCTCAAGCTGCAGCTACGGATACAACGCCCATCCGGCCGCCGGATGCCAAGAGTGCGGCTACACAGGCAAGCGGCGGATGTTCTTCGGATTTCCGCCATCGCCGCCGAAGGCATCGAGCGCTACGCGATGAACCGCATGGTCAGCGTCCGCACAGAGGAACTGACCGGCCCGGCGCTGGACTGGGCGATCAATGCGATCGAGGGTGATCAGCAACCCGACACCGGTCAACTGGATCTCTTCGCCCTTCCCGGCGCCGAGCAACTGATCACGAAGTACGGCGTCTGGGTCGATGTTGGCCACCGTCAGCCTTGGCTGGCCGACGTCACCAACGATCCGCTCAACCGCCAGCCCGGCGAGACCCGAACCATTGCAGTGTTCCGCGCCGTGGTCTTCGCCAAGCGCGGGGCGACCGTGAAAGTCCCCGCCGAACTCATCCAGCAGTAACCCCTCCCCCAACTCAACAGCCTGCCGGTGTACGGCGGGCGAGGAATTCGCATGCCTACTGGATATACAGCCGACATCAAAGACGGCATCAGCTTTTCGACTTTTGCGCTGAACTGCGCTCGCGCATTTGGCGCAACCATCACCCTCCGCGACGAGCCGGGCGGCGGGGAAAAGATCCCTGAAAGATTCGAGCCAAGCGACTACCACGCGAAAGCACTGGACGCAGATCGGGAAACGCTTGCGGCCCTGGAGTCGATGACACAGCGCGAGTGCGAATTGAAAGCTGCTGCGGATCACACCGAAGCGGAAGTGCAGCGCCTTTCTCGGATCAAAGAGCATGACGACCTGCGCCAGCGATACGAAGAAATGTTGGAGTGCGCTCGCCTCTGGATCCCTCCGAGCGAAGAGCACGCATGCCTGAAGGAATTCATGATCCAGCAGATCACCGATTCGCTCAAATGGGACTGCGACACCAGCTATTACGCAACACCTACCCCAGTGCTGTCTGGCTTGGAATGGTTGGAGTCCGCGAAGGAAAAGACCATCAGCAGCATCGCATGCCACAAAAAAGCCTATGCGGATGAAGTTGCTCGTACTGAGCAGCGAAACACTTGGATCAGCGCTCTCCGCGCCAGCCTGTAACCCATCACCACCTTCTGCCGCCACGCGCGGCATGGAGCATCACC